GCCGGAGGGCAGTTGCGTACCGGTTACGACTTGCGCACCGCTCGGAGGTCTTTGAACCTCCTTTTTGCCGATTGGGCAAACCGTGGCGTGAACATGTGGACGTTCGAGCAGAACACGATTACTTTGGCACCGGGGCAACCGACTTATGCTCTGCCAGATGACACCGTAGACCTGCTTGATCACGTCATCAGAACAAACGCAAACCAGCCGAACAACCAAGCCGACCTGACAATCACCCGTATTTCGGTCTCGACTTACGCCACCATCCCCAACAAACTAACCCAAGGCCGTCCAATTCAGGTCTGGGTGCAGCGTTTGTCGGGCAGTGAGTCTTTACTTACAGGTACTTTGCAAGCGGCCATTTCGGCAACTGCAACAACCATTCCTGTGACTTCGCTGGCAGGCATCCCCACCGCGGGCTTTATTCGCATCGGCACAGAGTTGATCGGGTTTAACCAGACCCAACCTGCGGAAAATGGTAACCCAGCGTACTTGCTCAATTGCACACGCGGACAGGGCGACACAACGGCGACTTCGCATTTGATTAATGCGCCAATGTATCTGTCCCAAAAGCAGAGCATCACGGTCTGGCCAACCCCGGACACCGCATACACCTACCAGTTCGTTTATTGGCGGATGCGCCGTATTCAGGATGCAGGCAGTGGCGGCACCAAGACCATGGATGTACCGTTTCGTTTTGTTCCCTGCTTGGCCGCAGGGCTGGCATACTACATTGCTCTGAAAGTACCGGAAGGCTTGTCCCGATTGGACATTCTTAAAACCCAGTACGACGAGGCGTGGAACAACGCGGCCAATGAGGATCAGGATAGGGCTGCGGTACGTTTTGTCCCAAGACAGTACTTTATTGGTGGTGGCTAATCATGGGTAACAGGTTTGCTTCCGGCAAACACGCAATTGCGGAATGCGACCGGTGTGGCCAGCGGTATAAGCTTAAAGAGCTAAAGAAACAGGTCTTAAAGACCAAGACCTACAACCTGCTGGTGTGCCCTACCTGCTGGGACCCAGATCAGCCGCAGTTGCAGTTGGGTATGTACCCGGTGGACGATCCGCAAGGTTTGCGGGATCCTCGGCCTGACTTGAGTTATTACCAAGCAGGTTATACCGGACTACAGCTAACGCAAACCGTGGGGGCTGGTGAAAATGAGAATGGCGACCCGTCTGGTGGTAGCCGGGTGTTTCAGTGGGGCTGGAGGCCAGTGGGCGGAGCCAGTGCCAATGATGCGGGGCTGACACCAAACTACTTGGTATCTGCCGGAGTTATAGGTACAGTAACGATTACTTAGGAGTTAACATGAAACACGAAGACATCAAGAAAGACAAGCCGCTCATGGAGAAGATTGCCAAGAAGGCAGTCAAGGGCCACGAGAAGCGCATGCACGGTGCCAAGAAGATGGCCAAGGGCGGTGTAACTACCGACCAGATGAAATCGATGGGCCGCAATCTGGCACGTGTTGCTAACCAAAAGTCGGGCTAATCATGGCTAAATTCTCACAAAAGCAGGGCGGCAAAGAAGTAGGCCAAGCTGCTGTTTACGCGGAGCCACACACTATGGACGGTAAAGCAATTAAGGCAATGCCTTCAAAAGGCGCGTCTGGTGCCAAGCTAATGGATGACATGAACATCTCTGTTGGCGGTATCAGCAAGGGCAACTACAAAGAAACCAAAACGACCGGCATCAAGATTCGCGGCACCGGCGCTGCTACTAAAGGCGTGATGGCACGAGGCCCGATGGGTTAATCATGACGTACAACGAACTGTTCATTGCGGTCAAAGACTACCTGCAAAACGATTTCCCCACAAACACGTGGACGAATATTGCAGGAACAGGCGTTATTTCGTCTGACGGCACTGAGCAGATCAACCTGTTCATTAGACAGGCGGAAGAGCGCATCTATAACACGGTGCAGATTCCTGCACTCCGCAAAAACGTCACAGGTGTTACCACTGGCGGTAATAAATACTTGTCTTGCCCATCTGACTTTCTATCAGTCTTCTCGATGGCAGTGATTGATGGCGACGGTAACTACGAGTACCTGCTGAACAAAGATGTGAACTTCATCCGTGCGGCATACCCAAACCCAAACGAAGAAGGCTTACCCCGGTATTACGCCTTGTTTGGCCCAACTGTTGCAGCCAGCATTATTAGTGATGAGCTAAGTTTTATTCTTGGCCCAACACCAGATGATGGCTATAACGTAGAGCTCCACTATTACTACTACCCAGAGTCGATTATTCAAAGCCCTGTTACGTCGCTTGGCGCTATTACGTCTGGGGGTTCTGGCTACGTCAACGGCACGTATTACAACGTACCGCTTGCTGGTGGAACAGGAAACGGGGCGGTTGCGAATGTCGTGGTTTCTGGGGGCACAGTAACTTCTGTCACACTAACCAATGGTGGGGCGTTGTACACCGTAGGCGACACACTCTCGATAGGCTTTAGCGCCGGTTTGGGATTTTCCGTTTCTGTTACAACAGTTGGTAATGCTGACGGGCGTACATGGCTTGGTGACAGCTACTCGCCAGTGCTGCTGTACGGTACGATGCTTGAAGCCTATATCTTCTTGAAAGGCGAAGCCGACATGATGGCGGCGTATAAAGCCAAGTACGACGAAGCTATGGGGCAACTCAATCGTCTGGGTACGGGTCTTGAGCGTGGTGATGCTTATCGTGACGGGCAAGCCCGGATTAAGGTGAATCCGTAATGGCAATCCAACAGGGTCTGACAAACAGCTTCAAGCAGGAGATGCTCCAAGCGGGGCAGAACTTGGCAACCGACACATTGAAGATGGCGTTGTACACGGCGTTTTCGGATATTGGCCCAGAGACAACGGTGTACACCGCAACAAATGAAATAACTGGCACAGGCTACACGGCTGGCGGTGTTGTAATGACAGGTGTGACGATTAGCACTCAAACCACCGGCCCTAATGCTGGTACCGTGTATGTGAACTTTGCAGACGTGTCGTGGCCCAGTGCTGACTTCGTGGCTCGTGGTGCTTTGATCTATAACACCACTCGCAGTAACAAGACTGTAGCAGTGCTGGACTTTGGTTCAGATAAGACTTTTTCCGCAACCAGCAATACCGTCACGATGCCAGCAAATACGGCGACGACGGCTTTAATTCGTTTTCCTTAAGGAGTGGTAACCATGCCTATCGCAAAATCGCAAATGGGTGAAAGTGTTCAAGCTGGCGTGGGCGCACTCACGACTAGCGATGGACGCGTCAAGTTTGGTGGTGTGTTCAAGATTGAGTGCTTTGGCCCTGATGGCCAGAAGAAGTGGGAAGATGAGTTCCACAACCTCGTCGTCAACGAGGGTCTGCAAGACTTGAACAACAAATACTTTAAGGCTTCGGGCTACACCGCTGCTTGGTATCTTGGTTTGATTAACGGCCCCGGCTCAAGCACTACTTATAACGCTGGCGACACGCTGGCCTCCCACGCGGGCTGGACTGAAGATACTAACTATTCCGGCAACCGTAAGTCCGTGACGTTTGGTACGCCAACATTAGCGGACCCATCTGTGATCGACAATTCGGCAAGCCCGGCTGTGTTTAATATCAACAACACAACGACAGTTGCAGGTGCGTTCTTGGCGACAGTTGCGTCAGGCACGTCTGGCATTCTGTTCTCGGAAGGCGACTTTACTGGTGGTGACAAGCTAGTTGCTAACGGCGACACGTTGAACGTCACTTATACCTTCTCGGCTGATGCTGTTTAATTAAGGAGCAGTTATGGCTACTACGTTTAAAAAAGGCGACACCGTAAAACTAGCTGTCGCTGTTCCACAAGGCCCTGTTGAGGCTTTGCGTATGGATGAAGACGGTAATTTCTATTACCTGATTTCGTGGACGGATGCTAACGGTGCTGTGCAATCGCGTTGGTTTGAAGAGGCGCAACTAACCGCTGCGTAAAAAGGTAAAGGCGCATGTTTGGCATAAGTGCATTTTCGCAAGCGCCTTTTTCCGCGTTACCTGTAAGCGGGGCGCAAAATTTATTTGTCAGTATTGATGAGGCAATAAATGTTTCGTCTGTAGAAGCCTGTACAGGCATATTCTTTACAAATATTGATGAAGACGCGCAGTTAAATGACGCTGTATCTGGATCACAAGCCGCTATAGGGGCAGTTAGTGAATCGGTAAACTTTAACGCTGTTTCGGATGATGAGCGGTTTGTGTTTGCGGACAGCGCGGAGTCCGTAAGGTTTAGTGAAGCGGCGGCAGTTCAGACGGTATTTGATGGGCAGATTGACGAAGACGTACAGCTTGATGCTACTGTTTTAGGGTTACAAACCGCGTTTGCTGTTACGTCCGAACAAATAAACTTTAGCGGTACGTTTGCGGGACAGGCTAACTTTGTTAGCGCCGTAGCAGAGTTTGGTTCGTTTGCAGCTTCTTTCTCTGGCGCACAGACAGCAAACGGCAACATTAGTGAAGAAGGTCATGTTAGCGCGGCGACAGACGGCATTAACCAGAGCCGGGGAGAAGTTGCAGAAACAGTAGAAGCGTACGATTTAAATATTGCTACGTTTGAAACTATTAATGTTATTGAAGACCGTGTTGTGATGGTTAGTACGGTCTCCGGGGTTCAGACAGCCTTTGGTTTCATAGCCGAAGAAGTAGACACAGCAGTAACGCAGTCAGCGCAAGCCAGTTTTGTAGCAGCACAGGACGAAGAAGTTAACGCGGCGGATACAGTTAATTCGCAAGCAGTATTGAATGTAGATGTTGATGAAGATGCGCAATTTGATGCTACTGTTTCTGGGATTCGCATAGCGGTTGCAGTACGCAGTGAGGCAATAAAGGTAAGCAGCACCGAAGCAGCACAAGCAGATTTTGTAGGTCTGATTGCCGAGCAAGGTAACTTTAATGCTGCACTAGCTGTGCAAACAGACTTTAGCGCGGATATAGATGAAGATGTACAGTTTGACGCAATAAACACGGCGAGACAAATAGCGGTAGCAGCGCAGAATGAAACGGCAAACTTTAGCGATACAGAAGCAGCGCGGGTTGATTTTGTAAGTGCGGTGTCCGAAGAAATAGACGCAAGCAGCGCACAATCAGTTCTAGCGAATTTTGTAGCAATACAAGCGGAAACGGCGCGGTTACTAGATGCGCCTAGCGCGGCGGCGAACTTTATTGCAACGTTACAAGAGCAAGCTAGGTTCTTTGATTCTAATTTTGCACGGTACCTATGGGAGTTGATTAACGATGGGCAAATCCCGAACTGGCAAGATAAAAATAGCAATACATCTCCGGGATGGGGGGCAATCGAAACAGATTCTCAACCCGGATGGCAGGCCATAGATAGCAACACATCGCCGGGGTGGGGTGCTATAAATACGGATGAGCCCGGTAATTGGCAAGTTATTGATACGGTGTAATTATGGCGCTAGTCGTAGCAGATCGTGTAAAAGAAACCTCGACCACAGCCGGCACGGGCACTTTGACGCTTGCTGGCGCACCATCAGGTTTTCAGTCGTTTGCGGTAATTGGCAACGGCAACACCACGTTTTACACTATTGTCGATAGCAATGTCGGTACGTGGGAAGTGGGGGTTGGAACCTATACCGCAACTGGCACGACCCTCTCAAGAGATACGGTTCTGGCAAATTCGTCAGGCACAACATCGCCGATAAACTTTGCAGCAAACAGTAAGGACGTATTTGTTACCTACCCTGCCGGAAGAATGGCGACGAACCTTGGCGGGGGTATTGGTGCTTTAATGGTTAATTCAGATACCGTTACGGAGAGCTGCACTGTTGAGTCTGGAACTAATGCGTTTTCCGTAGGGCCGATAACCACTATAAGCGGCAAATCAGTAACAGTGGCTTCGGGGCAAAGATGGCTGATTGTTTAGTTTTGGTTAAGGAAAGAACATGAGTAGCTTAAAAGTTCAAGGCAACGCAAGCGGTACAGCTAC